ATCAAATGTCTCATCGGCGCCAGCATCATCAAATGTCTCATCGGCGCCAGCATCATCAAATGTCTCATCGGCGCCAGCATCATCAAATGTCTCATCGGCGCCAGCATCATCAAATGTCTCATCAGTAGAAGCAGCAGCAGCAGCAGCAGCAGCAGCAGCGAAAGCAGCAGCAGCAGCAGCAGCAGCAACAGCAGCAGCATCAGCAGCAGCAGCAACAGCAACAGCAACAGCAACAGCTTCATATTTTTTAACACCTGCCTTACATTCCATAAGATGCCGTTTAACCTCACACTCAATTACTGTGTCACACGCTCTTTTCAAACGTGATTCCATCGTGATTATGCTTTTATTTTCGTTGATAATATTAAGTTTCTCTGCTGCGTTGCTGTCAATATTGATACAAAATCTTCCAACCCCCGCCAAACGCGCGTCCCCCTGGGGCATCTTGGACAACTTAGGCTTGTTGAGTTTAGCAATACGCAAACCATTTAAACTAAACTTTGTCGAGCCTGTGAACATATCGATTAGTCTGGCACCAGACTCTTCGTTTTCACACGGATAAATCAAAGAATTTTCTCCGTATTGAAATGCAATACTATTGGCTTGCTTGTCAGAAATATGAAACTGATTGGAATAATTAGATATTATATAAGCAGGGATCGATAATTTAGGGTTTGTCTGTTTTTCATTATGAAAAGATTCCACATCAAATTTTGGGAAACTAGCAGTAAGCTGCATAAGTGCATGAGCATTATCCTTAGAACAGACATCGGCGGTGGGGCTCGACTTGGCCACGCCATTTTTATCATATCTAACACGGTAATGTTGCTCCTTCCCCCCTTTCGAACACTCAAACATACAATTCCCGTCTTTCATTACGTTAATATTGGTAGTTTTATCGTCGGTCCACGCCTCTTCTTTAAACGGATATGTAATATCGTATTCTATGCCATTTATGTTCATAATAAACTTCACGCCACCTTTGAGTTCTTTGCAATATTTATCTTGCATATGAGAAGCAATTTCATTTTCTTCAAATCTCGGGAGGTTCTCACCATCAAACTCTATTGTAACACCACGCTGGTAAGTATCTTTAGTATTGTCAATCTTTTCCCATTTTGGACCATTCCCACCTGACCAGCACCTAGGATCTTCACTGCGAGAAAGTTCGCCCATGTTAATGTCAACTTGCCACGCGCCATTATTATTTACAGACGTCGTTGTCTCAGTCCCATCCTTGACAAGTGAACCGCGAGACTGCATGCTTCCAATACCATACATGCCTCGCTTTGTAGAATCGTTTTTTTTTGACACACCATCCAACGTAAGATAATTACATCTTCCCTCATTGTCCTTCATTCCGGTGCCATTATCATGAATTTTATAGATACAGCCCGTCTGATTTATAAATAACTCAAGCCGATCACAACCAGCGTCCAACGCATTATCAATTCTTTCATCAACTGCGTGAATTGGCTCCATTCCATTTGCACCATCAATGCATTTTTTAATACGACCTGGTTCATTTGTAGAGGCAGCCATTTTGTTTAACTTGATAACATTATCTCAATACTTTCTGTTTCAATTTTTTTCAAAATTCGCTATATGCGCAGAGTACAACATTAGTAATAAAAATACAATTATTGCACCCATTTTATTAAAATATATTTTCTATATAAGCATTCAAATTATTATTGCTATAAAAAAGGAAATAATAATTTCTCAACAACATTTTTTTGTTTTTTGCTCAACTTTTTCTAAAAGTTGAAAAAGTTGAAAAAGTTGAAAAAGTTGAAAAAAGGTCCAGCGGGGAATTGAACCCCGGTCAATTGATTCAAAGTCAAACGTGTTAACCACTACACTACTGGACCAGATATACCCTGTATGGGACTCGAACCCATGACCTCACGCTTAGAAGGCGTGCGCGCTATCCAACTGCGCCAACAAGGCAGGATGGAATGCTTTGACGCAGGAGATTCGCTGATCCTAATTTCCGTATCCGGGACTCGAACCCGGGTCAATCGGGTGAAAGCCGATCATTATAACCACCTAAACCAATACGGAGAAAATATGGTCATAGGAATTCAACCTAAATCAATCGCAATAGGATTGAGGATACATCCACCATATAGAGAGTTTGTGTAAGGTTCCCCAGCCTTTATGCGCCCACCGGGAATCGAACCCGGGCCTCATCCTTGGAAGGGATGAATCCTAACCTCTGGACTATGGGCGCACACTATATCACAATATTTTTATTTTTATTTTTATTTTTATTTTTATTTTTTTTTATAGCGGTGAGTGGTTTCGATCCACTGACCTTTGGGTTATGAGCCCAACACGCTTCCGCTGCGCCACACCGCTTTGAAGTTATCTTTTGACGCGGGCCTAACTAAATTCCCGAATTGCCCGACGTGGGGCTCGAACCCACGACCACGAGGTTAAGAGCCTCGCGCTCTACCGACTGAGCTAGTCGGGCATAAGTGCATCTCTTTATGGCGGATCGCTTTCCAAGTACACCAGGTGGGATTTGAACCCACGAAGCTGACGCAAGGCATCTTGAGTGCCTCCCCTTTGACCAAACTCGGGTACTGATGTAGTATGCATCGGGCGATGCATGACGTGGTGTGGTCCGTGCGGGGCTCGAACCCGCGACCTACAGCTCATAAGACTGCCACTCTACCAACTGAGTTAACGGACCAGATTGCATCCCTTTGTGGCAGATTGCTTTCCAAGTACACCAGGCGGGATTTGAACCCGCGAAGCTTACGCAAGGCATCTTAAGTGCCTCCCCTTTGACCAAACTCGGGTACTGGTGTAGAATATGCAATGTCGGCATATTTTATTATTGTGGTCCATACGGGGCTTGAACCCGTGACCTACAGCTCATAAGACTGTCACTCTACCAACTGAGTTAATGGACCGGCGATGTATCTCTATTGTTCAGGCAGATTACTTTCCTTTACACCAGGCGGGATTTGAACCCGCGAAGCTTACGCAAGGCATCTTAAGTGCCTCCCCTTTGACCAAACTCGGGTACTGGTGTAGAATGCATAAGGCCGATGCATGATGTGGTGTGGTCCGTGCGGGGCTCGAACCCGCGACCAAGCGCTCATAAGACGCTCACTCTACCAACTGAGTTAACAGACCGGCGCATCTCTTTTAGGCAGATCGCTTTCCTTTACATCAGGCGGGATTTGAACCCACGAAGCTTACGCAAGGCATCTTAAGTGCCTCCCCTTTGACCTAACTCGGGAACTGATGTATGTTTTATTATTTACGCCGATACTACGTTTCAATTTTTTTTTTAATTCACGAATAAATAAGAAGACTTGTCTCTAAGCTGTTTTTTAGAAACATATTTTTATGTTGTACGTTTCCAGTTCTTCCTCTACATACTACCAAAGTGGTATGTCTTTAAGCTGATTAAATATATATTATATTAGTATTTCGTTATATTTTAGGTTGTTATTAATTATTTTCTGCCACATTTTCCGCAAATAATTATTTAAATAGTATTTGAAAAAAAAATTGAATAAAAACAAACTTAGGTGTATCCAAGCTAATTAACATTATTGAGTGGAACCTTATGATGTTTGACCTTCCGCTTCCGTGCGAAATTCAAAACCTAGTAGCGGCATACCTGAATCCCATCTTTAACTATGTAGAATATACCAGTACCATCAAAAAATATAACCAAGCAGTTCAACATTTTGAGGGGCTGTGCACACAACAAAAAAAACAAGCTTTGGTTAAAATAAACCGAGAAAAAAAACAAGATTTGGTCGAAAAGTTAGAAGAAAAATATGAAATTATTATTATCTCTCCCCAACAACTGCGGTACTTGAATAAAATAGACCAATTTATCCTCAACAACCCGAAATTTAGACGTCCGGTATTGCGGAAGAATTCTACCATACATTATCGCCGCCAATTTGATGTGTATTACACTGCCGCGAATATGGCACGTCTAGAATCAAACCTGAAAATAACGCGGGGGATTTGGCAAACACCTGGTGAGCACCGATCTATCAATATTATTAACGATATCAATGTTCTTCACAAAGAAGGAACTTTATTAGACCTTAGTTTCGCTTGTTTAATCAATAATGTGGGTGATATTGTGGAAGAGTTTGAAGATTATATGCTAAACGAACTTTATTTAAATACTAGTATTCAAACAGTAAAAGAACGATACTATGTGTGGTTTTGTTCCAAATGGCGCTGGAAAAATGGCGCGGATTATCCTGACCTTAAATACCGCCACGAGCGGCAACATTTTATTCAACTCCTCATGGAATTATAGGATATCTTTAAACATATTAAAGCTAACATACTATAAAATATAGCTAGATGCAAAATATTCCCGATACAAATTGTGTTACAAACGAAAATGGTGAAGAAATTATGATTTTTTCACCATTTAATTCAAATAACAAAGAAATAAAACAACATGAAGTTCAAAGTATTTTAACAAAATATGGTGTCGCGAGTAAACTATTTAATATTGAATTATATAAACGGGCTTTTGTACATCGTTCATATACGAAACGGCCAGAGTTAGAAAATAAAGACTCTAATATTCAATTGGCGGAACGCCCAACTGATTGTATTTCCTTAAAAACGAAATCAAATGAGCGGCTAGAATTTATTGGTGATGGTGTCTTAGAGCTGATTACCAAGTATTATTTGTACCGACGTTTCCCCAAGGCAGATGAAGGGTTTATGACGGAAAAAAAAATTGCTCTAGTCAAAAACGAACATATTGGTGCTCTGGCGTATGAAATGCGTCTTCATAATTGGCTACTTCTTTCGAATCATGCTGAAGAAAAAAAGACGCGGACCAATCTCAAAAAATTGGGGTGTCTTTTTGAGGCGTTTTTGGGTGCACTTTTTTTAGACTTCAATAAAATTAGTGTGCAAGATGAACATAAATGGTTTGAAAATGTCTTTGTGTGTGGTCCGGGTTTCCAAATGTGTCAAATTTTTGTAGAAAATATTTTTGAAAAGCATGTTGATTGGACAAAGCTTATTGAAACAGATGATAATTTTAAAAATATATTGCAAGTCAAAATACAAAAAGAGTTTAAAGTAACACCCGAATATATTGAAATTAGTAATGATACGGAGACAGGTTATCATATGGGGGTCTATTTATATATAGGCGATTCTATACATACACAAAAATGTGCGATGGCGCAACCTTTTTCTAATTTTAATTCTTTTGAAAACATACAAAAACATTTGCTGGAGCATGAGAATGTCTTTATTTTATTAGGCGAAGGTATACATAAGATTAAAAAGAAGGCGGAACAGATAGCCTGTGAAAGAGCTATTGGACTTCTTTAATCATAATTAATTATTTAATATAAACTAACCATAAAAATTAAATATAGTTAGTTTATAAATGTCGGCATCTCTTTTAGAAAATTTGGCAGTTAAAAAACCGGCGATATCCAAGAAAAATTTTGAGGTTGCTATTCCATTTAAACCAGTTGAAATAGGTGCAACCATTGTAGATAAAAGATCACATGCTATTGTATTAAGAGATGAATTTATTAAAAAACTTAAACCCGAAAATATGCGGGTGGTGCAGAAACCTCGGGACCCTCGCAAAATTAGTTTAACTAAAAAAAAGGCACTACAGCAAGTGTTAGATGACCCTACCACGCGGGTTGATGACCCTACCACGCGGGTTGATGACCCTACCACGCGGGTTGATGACCCTACCACGCGGGTTGATGACCCTACCACGCAGGATACAATCAAACCGGTTGAGCCTGTTTCAGAACCTCCTACCAAAATTAAAATATTAAAGAAAAAAAAGAAAAAACTTAAATTGGTAGCACAAGAACAACCATCAATACCAAAGGATGCTGTACTCGATGACGTTGTAAAGAAAGCCACCAAGAAAACGACCTTTAAATCTCCGATAGGTGTTGTAGAAGATAAGCCGATTTCTACCTTGATGGTGGGTGATGAAATCCTTCTAGAGAGAATTGGGAAAAAAAATATTTTACCAAAAATGCCGAAATCTCCATTTTATATGAATAACCGAAAAATATTTATTAATTTTATGTCGAAACTATTCAAGGATTATAAAAAAGAAATCAAAGAAAACGCCGGTAAAGCTTCCTGTGATAGAGTTGGTGGTGAGGAATTCTCTTTAATGGCACATCAAAAAATAGTGAGGGATTACATTAATTTATATACTCCGTATCGTGGACTATTATTATTTCATGGTTTAGGATCCGGAAAAACGTGCACCTCTATAGCTATCGCCGAAGGGATGAAAACTAGTAAACAAGTTATCGTGATGACACCAGCATCACTACGGATGAATTACATTGAAGAATTGAAAAAATGCGGTGATACCCTCTATCGTAAAAATCAATATTGGGAATTTATAAATACTGCTACACAACCGGAGTTAATTAATACGTTATCTAATGTTCTCGCCATCAGTGTGGAGTTTATTAATAAACAAGGGGGTGCCTGGTTAGTTAATTTAAAAAAACCGCCCAATTTCTCGGAATTAAAAACCGAAGAAAAGGTCTCTGTGGATAATCAAATAAACGAGATGATTAATCATAAATACAAGTTTATCAATTATAATGGTATGCGCTCTAACCATTTACGAGCATTATCTAATGACTACACCATTAATCCTTTTGATAATAAAGTTATTATTATTGACGAGGCGCATAACTTTGTCAGTAGAATTGTAAATAAACTCACCAAAAAAGAGTCTTTATCCTTGAAATTATATAGTTATTTAATGGATGCTGATAACGTTAAAATAGTTTTTTTGTCAGGGACACCCATGATAAACTATCCCAATGAATTAGGTATATTATTTAATATACTTCGTGGCAGAATAAAATCGTGGTCATTTAAATTAAAAATAAAAGATCAAACAAAGGTCACTAATGAGACCTTTATTAAAATGTTTAACTCTAAGGTGATGGGCGGCAAGATGGTGGACTATATCAACTACAAACCAACCACCACCACACTAACTATCACGAGAAATCCTTTTGGTTTTGTGAATACCGAGAGAAAAGGAGCCTATAGTGGGGTTCATCTCAGTGAACAAGGAACAATGTCGGATGACGATTTTGTGAAAATAATTACAAAAGTAATTCACAAACACAAAATAGAAGTGGTGCCAAAAACCACTACAATTACCAAATATAATGCTCTACCTGATACATTAGATGACTTCAAGGAATTGTTTATTGATGATAAAAATAACATTAAAAACCCAGATTTATTTAAGCGTCGCATTATGGGTTTAACATCTTATTTCAGAAGTGCACAAGAAAGTTTAATGCCGCGTTATTTAAAAAGTAAAGATTTTCATGTGCTTAAAATACCGATGAGTGATTTTCAGTTTGGTGTATATGAAGAAGCGCGTGTGCAAGAAAGAAAACTCGAACTCCGAAATGCTAAAAAACGGAAAAAACAAGGAGATGGTGTATTTGATGATAGTGTTTCCACCTATAGAATATTCTCTCGTGCATTTTGCAACTTTGTGTTCCCGAAGCCTGACTTAAAACGTCCTATGCCCGGAGATGCCGAAGATATAGCCGATGCTATTATTAATGAAAAATCTGATGTAGATGCTCTAGATATTAAAACAACGGAAGAAAAAATAAATGATGTGGATGGTAAATATGAACGGGAAGAAATAGAGCAACAAGAAGCCGACATTGAGGTCGAAATGAGAAGTTATCAAGACAAAATAAAGGACGTGTTAGAACAATTAAAAATAAACAGCAGTACGTTTTTATCACCGGAGGGTTTAAAAAAATATAGTCCAAAGTTTTTAAATATACTAGAAAATATACAAAACCCCGAACATATGGGCTTACATTTAATATATAGTCAATTCCGCACACTAGAAGGTATTGGAATACTTAAACTTGTGTTAGAGGCCAATGGCTTTGCTCAGTTTAAAGTAAAACAAAGGGGTGGTTCTTGGATGATAGATGTTGTTGAGGAAGATATGGTTAAACCTAAATTTGTCTTATATACTGGCACCGAAACAGCTGAAGAAAAAGAAATAATGCGGAATATATTTAATGGTTTGTGGGATGTTATACCAACCACCTTAGTTGAACCTTTGCGAAAAATAGCTCCGAATAATAATATGGGAGAGATAATTAAAATATTTATGATTACCGCGTCTGGTGCCGAAGGTATATCGTTAAAAAATGTACGCTTTGTACACATTACCGAACCCTATTGGCACCCGGTGAGAACGCAACAAGTTATTGGTAGAGCAAGACGTATTTGTAGTCACCAAGATTTACCCCAAGAATTACAAACAGTGGATGTATTTTTATATTTAATGACGTTTACCGAGGAACAATTAACTAACGATAAATCAATTGAACTACGTTTAAAAGATAAAGGAAAAAAAACAGATAGACCTTTAACGAGTGACGAAGCCTTATATGAAATCTCAACCATCAAAGAAGATGTAGCTGATCAATTGTTGGAGTATGTGAAAGAATCCTCCATAGATTGTGCTTTACATTCGGTTGCTGGAGAGAAATCATCTATTAATTGTTTATCTTTTGGGAGTGCCACTTCCGAATCATTTTCTTATCAACCCGCCATTACAGATGAAGAATCAGATAAAGTTGCCCGGCAAAATAAACAAGAAGTAAAAATAAAACTAAATGCATTAGAAATAGATGGCGTGAAATATGCTTACAATGTTAAAACAAAAGAAGTGTTTGATTATGATAGTTATAAAAGACGGAATTTGATTAAAATTGGTCATATTGAGTTTTTGGAAGGTAAAAAGTTTAGATTGGTACCTATATAATTTTTATTTTGTCTAATTTTTCTAGTATTTTTTGTTGCGTTTTCTGTATTTCTGCAATATTATTAGTAATATTAGCTATTTTATTTTCTAACATAGCTATGTTAGTAGTAGTTTTTTTCTCAATTATTATATCATCAACAGAAATATCTATTACAGGAATATTTTCTGCAGCCTCGTTTTCTACGGAGTCATTTTCTACGGAGTCATTTTCTACGGAGTCATTTTCCACGGAGTCATTTTCCACGGAGTCATTTTCCACGGAGTCATTTTCCACTATACTTTTTGTTTTTGATGGGGTTCTTTTTGAATTATCTTTTGTGTTGTCATGGAATATTGAATTAATTTGTGAATTTCTCTCTTCTACAATTTTTTCAATGTGATCTTCCATATTTTTTATTTTCAATTCTCGATTTATATCTTTAAACTCAACATTCTGGGGGGTAGGTTTTTTTATTAAAGATATAAAATCATCTTCTCTGGCTTTTAATTCATTATTAAATTGTAGTTGTCTATCTTTGTGTTGTTCTTCAATGGTGTTTACGTGTCGATCTTTCAAATCTTCAAAATCTACTTTTTTTTTATTTGTTTTGATGGTATCTAAGTTATTTTTTATAATTGTTAAAAAAATTTTATTATAATCTACTAGAGTTGTTTTGGTATTTTCTTGTTTAACTTTTATGATTGTCTTTTCAAACATTGTTTTGACATTGTGATGTTGTGCGTTTGGAATATTATCAAACCAATGGTTTTTTGTAATAAAATCCCATAAAAAATGTTTATTTTGCGGTGATGAGAATTGCGTCAATAGGTCCATAATAATGTAAGTATTTGAATAATTATTTAAATAATAATATAAATAATCATTTCATTTGCTATTCTTCGTAGTTAAAGTATTTTTTTCTTAATAACTCCATATCTTTATCTGGCACTCTGTTTTTCATTAACCAGGCGGGTGTTTTTCGGCCATATAACAACTCAATGTTTATATATAAACTATACATACCACATTCGGTATTAGCATATTGATGTTCAAAATCATTTTCATGTAAAGTAAAATTGATGCCTAAATCTTTACCTTGTGCAATTATTCTATCGGTTAATGCGCGAATTTCTTTTGGCATTTTATCACCGGTGCTATCTATATAAAAAATGTATTTTTTCTGTATATCTACGAAGGTAGAAAACCAATGACATCCGGGTTTATAATGTGGATCCAAATTAAAGATCATCCCTATTTTGTTTTTTCCTGTTGAAATATGTTTTTTTAAATCAAAATTACATAATTCATTCCATACGCACTCGCCATATTTGTGTCGTGTGTCAAAATCTATGGGAGAAGGGCCGATAAATACAAAATTCGGCATTGCCCGCTCATGTTGTTTCATAACTTTTTCAATATCCATACTATTTAACCACTCGTTTGGATTTTTTTTCCAAATTTTAGGTGCAGTGGGCGCGAATGTTTCTTTAATTAAGTCAGCGTTAATTTTATTTTTTGAAAATTGTTGACGAATCCAGCATTGTTCGGTATTACAAATATCGTTCATATTCTGTTGTAATGCTGACCAAATTTTGCTTGGTATAGAAGTCGAAATGTATGCATCTGGATGTCTAATATTCCATAATTGTTTCAGTTTATGTAAAGCTTTATTACTATAACACGTAAATTTATTATCTTTTTTACCAGGGCTGCATACTGCCTTGCGTGTTTTATTTTTCCGCCGCCTTATTCTTTTATGCGTGGGCATATGTTTAACTATAATAGTAAGATATAATATTATTACCAAATATAAAAATACAGCATTAATTATTTTTTTGAGATGTTTTAGGTTTTATACCTTTAAGTTTCAACTCCGGGTTTTTCAAATCAATATTTTTTTTTCGAGGTGGTTTGATGGTTTTGTTTTTATTGTTGGATGTTTTTGTAATGAAATTATCTAGTGTGACTGGTTTTGGTTTAATATTATATATACCTTTATTGGCATCTACAACAGAGTTTGCATCTACAACAGAGTTTGCCGCTATGTCAGAGTTTGCCTCAATAGATATCTCGTCTTTTTTTTCTTCTAACAAGCTATATTCTTCTTGTAGAATATCTTTGGTATCTATTAATTTTATATATTGAATAAGGTGGAACATATATGCGTTATGTAAAGCTTGTAAATATTCTGGATGATCATTTTTTTTAAATAATTCTCTGGTTAAAGACAACACTCTCTTTTTATAGAATTTCTGTTCTTCTTTATTTACACATTCGCTTGTATTTTTGGTAGCAAGATCATGTTTATGATAGGAATCATATATTGGGTTAATCATATAACTAAGAGTAGCTTTTTCCACAAATGAATTAGGTGAACAAGACATTTATAGTATAATATGAATACAAATAAACATATTATACCTATTCGGTATATTCAATATATGCTGATTCTTTGACATATTCAACAAAACTAAATAGATAAACACACGTCGCCGAATCTGATAGATGCTATATAAGGCATTATACATTTTTTAGTTGTACTCTAGTATTGTTATGAAATACGTCCCCACCTATATTGCATGTATTTGGATTAAATTCGTGGAAATTGGCATTATTAAATAGATGTGGGAATGGTTGAGCATTATTACACTCGCAATGAATATTATGTACATATAAATCACTATTTGAAGGAGGAATATATACTCCTTGTTCGCTTTTTTGTAATGCAAAAAATTGGTTTCGTAATTTTGATTCATCGTTAATATGTGTGGTATAGCCACTCCAAGGAGCAGTTGCAGTGCCGGGGTTAAATGTTTCTGCAATATTATAGCTAGACGTTTGTTTTAAATTTTCGGTAGTGGGGGCACGGCGGTCAAGAATAGGCATGATATCATATTTGGTGGATACTGGTCTAAGACTAAATTGGGGTTTTAAGAAAGAAGAAGGGATGTTTCTGGCTGCGATCCTTTTGTTTAGTTCATTATCTTTGTCTATGTTATTGATATAGATTCCGGATACCACTCCTTGTATTTCAGTTGTATTAGTAGACATATAGTATATATTATCTATAAAAGAAATTACCTAAACATATTAAATTAATTTACTAATAATGTGTGGGATATTTGCGCTGATGAATAACGAAACTACGTTTCCATTAAACATAGTGAACGAGGCTTTTGAGAAGGGTACAAAAAGAGGCCCTGAACATAGTGTTATTGAGCATTGTGATAACAAATTATATTTTGGTTTTCACAGATTAGCTATTAATGGAATAAATAGTGAATCCAATCAGCCACTTAAGATTGATAATATTAAATTGATATGTAATGGTGAAATATATAATTATAAAAGATTATTTGAGTTAATTGATGTTGTACCACAAACTAATTCTGATTGTGAAATTATTATTCATTTATACAAAAAATATGGTATTCATCATACCTTAAAACTACTAGATGGTGTTTTTTCTTTTATTTTGTATGATTATGGATTTAAAAAATTAGAACCCGATGTTTATGTCGCACGGGATCCATATGGTGTTCGACCATTATATATATTAGAAACTTCTACACTGCCGAATACCATTCCCTCTTTAAATAATAAAATAAATGTCACGCATGAAAAAATTATTGCTTTCGCCTCTGAACTAAAAGTCTTAAACACATTGCTAAATTATAAAAATATGTTAAGTTTGGGTGTTTTGAAAAATGATAATGATTTATTTACTCATCATACCATTTATTCACAATCTATTATACCATTTACTATCAAACAATTTCAGCCTGGAACTCTTGCTAAATATTCGTGTGAATTTACATCACATTCTTATTGGAAACCGGTCGGTCTTCCCCTTCGTTATCATAATAGTCTCTGCTCACCAAGAATGTTGAATATTTATAATAATGAGGAGGTTTTAGCGGCGCAAAAAAATATTTGTTATTATTTGAATGAAGCCGTTAAAAAACGTGTGATGGGAACCTGTGAACGACCCATAGCATGTTTGCTCTCCGGAGGTTTGGATAGTAGTTTAATAACAGCTTTGGTTAATAAGTATTATACGGGTAAATTAGAAACATACAGCATTGGTATGCCGGGTTCGGAAGATTTGGTGCGTGCAAGACAAGTTGCTAATTATCTTAAAACAAAACATACTGAAATTATCCTGACCAAGGAGGAATTTTTTGAAGCTATTCCAGAAACAATACGTGTTATAGAAAGTTATGATACTACTACAGTTAGAGCGTCAGTTGGAAATTATTTAGTCGGAAAATATATTTCTGAACATAGTAGCGCTAAAGTAATATTTAATGGTGATGGTAGTGACGAATTAACTGGAGGATATTTATATTTTTTGAAAGCTCCGAATGATATTGAATTTGATAAAGAATGTCGACGATTATTAAATAACATACATTATTTTGATGTTTTACGTTCCGATAAAAGTATATCTAGTAATGGTTTGGAACCCAGAACACCCTTTTTAGATAGAGATTTTGTCGAATATTATTTAAGTATTCCAGTTTCTATTCGAAACCCAATGTCAGATTCCTCGTACATTATAAATCCGAGAATATGTGAAAAATATTTGATGCGTCAAGCATTTTCTCTGGTTGAACCCAGTTTATTACCCAATGATATTATTTGGCGTACAAAAGAAGCGTTTAGCGATGGTGTCAGTGGTAATGATGGTTCGTGGTTTGAAATTATTGATAAAGAAATTGCTAAACAAAATATAGATGATGTTGCATATACTAATAATGAAAAAATTTCATTAAGTAAAATTAACAAACCAACAACACGCGAGCAACAATACTATCGAGATATTTATGATAAAGAGTATCCAAATACTGCTTATGTTGTGCCTTGTTTTTGGATGCCTAAATATGTGGATGCTACTGACTCTAGTGCTCGAACACTAGATATATATAATTCTGCACATGAAAACACTGCCAAGTTAAAAAACCAGGTTGTTATGGAGGGTGAAATTGAATGAAATGCATGAAATATATAATATAAATTTCTAGCTATACATTATATTATATGTCGTTAAACATTAAAAAATTGGTGTACAATGATGTACATAGAAATATATTTATGTATGGTTTGTATACATCGTATTTTTTATTTTTTATCGCCTTTACTGGTATAATAGCAATTTCTCCAGGCTACTTATCTACACTAGAGGATTATATGAAATATTATGTTTGTTTTTTTTTGTTGTTAAGATTTAATCCATGGGTTTCTAAAAATATACGAAATAAACCCGAAGAAGCTGAATTTGATAGACGCATAGCCTTCTCAGCCGGAATATTTTTATTATTTACCACAACGTTAACAGATATTGGAGAGAAATACTTCAATAATATTAAACATACGCTTTCAGTAAATTAATTTATAAAATATTATATAATTGTTTATAAATTATTTATCAGCGACGGCGAGAACGGCGCCGGGATTTTGAGCGTCGGCTAGACTTTTGTCTGCGCCGGGATTTTGAGCGTCGGCTAGACTTTTGTCTGCGCCGGGATTTTGAGTGTCTTGTTCTCATTCTACGCGACCTTCTTCTTCCTTTACCACCAAACATTGATGATGATACGTCATCTGGTGCCAGCGCTTCCGGTGGAGTGTCGCCGTCTGGAACATAGTTGGCGGGTGCGGCGGTATTATTATGGTTACACTTTCCCATTATAATATAGGACAATATTATAATATTTCCAAATATTTAGTATAAAATAAATCCCCCGACTTATTTTAATTTTTGTGTTATATTTTTCTTTTTTCTTTTTTTTTTCGTTTTTACCGAAGTAGCTAAAAACTTTTTTAGATGATGTACTAGTTTTTTACTAATAACTTTATCGACCTTCATTTCTTTTTCTTCTTTAGTAATAACATCGTAATTATAGTCAGACATAAAACCATGAATATGTTTTTTAAACTTGGTTAAATCTTCGGACTGCATTAATTTTGAGCTATACTTATTATAATACATTTCCGCCATATCATTAAACGCATAACTATACGTATAAGGCTTAACGTTAATATAAAATACATTTGAATGTTTCATTTGTGGGTGATATTGATCGTCTAAAAAGCATATTTTGGTATTTTCGGGTATCTTTGTACAACGTATCAAATCATCTACACTTTTTTCATGACTAGTACGACATATTTCTACTTGTTTACCATTTACCTTAAACGCCGCTATAATATCGTCAAATACCTTTTCTTTTAATTTGTACTGAAAATATTTACTGATGTTTTCTGTCCACGAACGCGGACCATTATTGTTGGTGTAAATCATAATTTTATCGCATTTTTTTTGTTTACGTTTTTTAGTTAAAAAAACCAAAATATTAATAATATTTGGTCTAAGAAAATAATGAAATAAATCGATTATCTGAAAAAAATGCTGTGGTGGAATTTTTGTTTTATTATAATCTTCTAAAGCATCACAAAATATTCCTAATTCAATGAAATTACCCAATGTTTCGTCTAAATCAAAGACAACAATTTTTTGTTGCTTACTCATATATAATAATAATAATATAATTAATACAATTATTTTCACTATATATTATATAATGAAAGACCTAACCCTGAGTGATTATAAAGATATATTATATTATTACAATGTTGATTTTGATAAATTTAGCTCAAAAAAAATTAGAATGGAAGCCGAAGATATTTTATCAGGTAAATTATGCAGATGTATTAAAAAGGTTAATGTAGAAAAGAAGGATGAAACGCGTTCTATTGCTATTTGTAAAGATAGCGTATTTAAAAAGAAAGGATTACGGATTTCCAGTTTTAAATGTAAAAAAAAACAAACCCTTTTACCCTTCAAAAAAACAAAAAAAAAACTAAAAAAGTACAATAAAAGCTTAAAAATACGAAGATATAAAAAAGGGTTTTAATACATTTTATTAAGAGTTTCTAAACGTTCAATAGTTTTATCTAAATTGCTTTTTTCCGGTTTGGTACCATTAAACAAATAATCGGTTGCTGGCGAGACCTCATTTTTTTTAACATCTTTATATACGACATCTATTTTCTGGACAACTTTTTCAATCAATGGTTTATTATTTAATATATTAACTTGTAAATCAAAAGGCTCGGTTAATAAAGCAATAGCGAAATATATTAAATACCTTCTTTTTTTCTTGACACCAGGAGTGTATTTAATGGAGAATATAGTTAATAAAGCTTCGATAATTTCTGTTTTAACTATTATTTTTTGTTTTTTGCTTTCCTTTATTAATAATTCCCAAATCATCCAGATAATATCCATCTGATATTTCTCTAATACCGGTGCAAAACTTCTTCTTTCACAATAACACTCTGTTTTTTTCCGTTTTGATAAACATTCAAATTCCAGCAACCATTCTAACCAATAACATGCAGAAACAACATTCTTCGATTTTTCCGATATATGATATGCAAATTCATTGATTGCAATAAATATTTCTTTTGGATCATTTTTATTAAAAATTTCTTGCGCATAATTAATACTTGGTGCCTTTAATTTATTTGACATACTGGTGGTATTAAATTCTTCCTCTTTTTTTATTTTGATTGGCTCAAAACTATGTTTTTTTCGCGAGAAACACAAAACACCAATAATTTCTGAAAAGAGTATTCTTATTTTAGGATTATTTCGCATGCGTAATTCATTGTCGATATATCCGTTGGAAACAATTTCTTTGAAATTGTTTATTCGCATAGAAATATAAATAGGTAATTTAGGATTACCCAAATGAATGTATTTAGAGATGTATAATATAATACAATCCCATAAGTCAATGTAATGACCTGCACATATAAACTCCGCAGCCCAATAACAGGCCGCTTCAACCTTGCCACTTAATAAACAAGAAATTAATTCTTTCTTAACTTTAGTTTTTTGAAATTTAGAAAAGGTCATTTGATTAAAATCTTTTTTAACTCGTATATCATTAATTTCAGTATCATTCATATATTAAAATATACACAAAAAATATAATAATATAATACATATGAATATTAATAAAAAGTATGGATTAATAGGAGATATATATTTTCATTTCAAAAAAAATTCTATCGTAGAATACATATTATATATACTTGGATTATTACTACTTTTAAATATTATCTATAGGTTTTTTTTCCCGTCCTGTGAAGGCTTTGATAGTCAAAAGCAGATGACTATCAAAAGAGGTAATGATATTTATGACGATCATTATGTAAATACATATGATGCGGTTATGTATGATAAAGACCAAACAGATTTTGAAATAAAAACCATCCAAAATCAAACTAATTTAACGGATAAAAGTATAGTACTAGATGTAGGTTCCGGGACCGGTCATCATGTGAAAGGATTTAACAATATTAATATTAAAGCGGTGGGTATTGACATCTCTCCTGCAATGATTACTAAAGCAAAAAGTTTATATCCAGACCAAGAATATGTTAACTTGGATGCCAGGAATAGTGCTAGTTTTCCGCAAGATACATTTACCCACATAACATGTTTTAATTTTACAATATATCACTTGCAGGATAAAAACCAATTCTTTGAAAATTGCTATAAATGGCTTAAGCCGGGAGGATACGTTATTGTAAATTTAGTTGATAAAGAGCAGTTCGATCCAGTAGTCTCATCTTCCAACCCCTTAAACTTATCTAAATATGTTGAAAAAGGCAACCATAATACCAAGGTTAAATTAGTGGATTATGATTATAAATCTAATATAGAAATTTATCCTAATGATGCTACCGCTGTTTTTAGAGAAAATATTAAAGACATTACTACAGGTGATGTAAGGGTAAATGAATTAAGATTATTTATGCCTTCGCAGAAAGAAATAATAAATATCGCCAAGAGTAAGGGTTTTATTATATTAACACAAGTAGATATGTCTAACTATAGTGTTAACACGCAATATTTGTATATTTTTCAGAAACCAACCTAAAGCATTTTCAAAAATGCTAAAAGGTGGACAAAATAAATATAATAAATATAATAAATAATCAGTAATTTTTTATTATATTAGCGGACATATTTACCAGCTCTTGCAAAAGAATCAACTACAAAAATTATAAATATTCCTAAAAAAGAATATAATATAAGTTCTTCAAAGACATGACCAGTTTTTTCATCTTGCTGTTCTTCTAACAAATTTATCATATAATTCAGTTTCTGTGAAATGTCATTTTTATTATAGATATTTTTCTCTGGTGTCAGAAATTGTTTAGGTGCTTCTTGTTCTGTATACATTGGGACGACTTTCTTAAAATACTTGCTACTATTTTCAATATGCATATCATCATATAATTCATTCGAAATACTCTCGCCATTATAAAACTGATCTAGTGAAGATGTTGCATCCAGCATATTCACACGTTTGGTCGCATTATGATCATTTTCATCATTTGATTTTTCAATTGTTTTGTTTACACCGGCAGATGATGGGGGAGGTGGTGGTGAAAAATCATTTAGGACGTCTTCTTCCTCCTCATTATTGTCCGGAAGTTTATGTATACGAGAAATAATATCATTTATATCTTCATTGTTTTTTTTCCTATTTTTTAATGTGCGGTTTTTTATTTTATCTATTTTGCTTCCACCCACATTATTATTTACTTCATTATTTTCGGGAGAAAATGGAGCAGCACATACTACTAAACTATTCATATCTAATAAAAAAGGAGATTATAATATTATTGAATTATTCTTAATAAATTAAAATTTATACTTAAATTATATATAAGTTATGGGTAAAAGTAAGACACTATTGAAATTTATAATAGGTATTATTATAGCATGTATTATAGCATATATTATTTATAAAATTTGTATTTTTTCTACATTAGAAAATTTCTCAACTAGATTACAAGATGGTAGATCAACTCATCGTTTACATCCGGTAAACATAAGAGCACGTTGGCGAAAATGGAAAAGAACAAAACCATTTAATAAACAAAAGAATGTTATTAAAAGATATTTAAACAATATGATATGGAGTATAACCGGGAAACGACAATATTTTTAAAAAAATAAAATATTTATTAAATATATAATGGTTTCATTTAAAAATATAATAAACAAATCTTTGAATCATATAAATAATTTAAATAAAAATAAATTTTTCATAGGTATAATTATGATTATTTCAAACGTTGCACCAAAGTACACTGATTTAGGGTTCAGTAAAGCCCAAAAACTTGCACTGCGTAATACATTAAGTCGAGAAATATTAATATTTACTGCTGTATTTATTGGTACCAATGATATTATTACATCAATATTAATGACCGCGGCCTTCATGATTTTGTCTAATCACATATTAAATGAAAATAGCAGATTCTGTATCATTCCAAATAAATATCGGAAACTTAAAGAAATTATTGATATCGATGGTGATGATGAAATTTCAGACGAAGAAGCTAGGAATGCTATTAATATATTAACAAAAGCTTTGCAAAATAAAAATAAAAATGTAAATAAGCAGGTTATATAACTTATAGTATAACTTATAGTATAACTTATAGTATAACTTATAGTATAACTTATAGTATAACTTATAGTATAACTTATAGTATAA